AGCGAAGCAAGTTGCCAAACGTGCCTTGTTTTTCGAAAAGAATGAGGTATGTTCCGTATGCGACCAAGCCATCTCAGACTCGCATAAATCTCGCATTCTACGAGATGCGGCAGAAGAGGCAAAGTCGCTTCAATCCCAACGCCGTGAGGTTGGTACGAAGGGGACCGAGGTGGAGAAAGAGATTGACGAGACCGGGAGCGTACTTCGAGCGCTTCGATCTAAAGTATCTCAACTCGGTGAGAACAACCGCGAGATCTCAAGTCTCCAAACGCAAATTCAAGAGTACCAGCAATCCTTAGAAAAAGATGTAAGTGCTGACTTAAATAAAGCAAAGGAAGATCTTTCTAGCTTACAATTAGATAAAGATAATATTCTTGAGAAGAAACTAACTCTATCTGATGAGTACAATTACAATCAAGTAATTGCCGAGATGCTTAGAGATACTGGTATCAAGACAAAGATTATTAAGCAGTATTTACCTGCAATTAATAAACTTGTCAATCAATATCTACAGGTACTAGATTTCTTTGTGCACTTTGATCTCGACGAATCATTTCAAGAAACTATACGCTCGAGACATCGTGATGAATTTACGTATGACTCATTTTCTGAAGGTGAGAAGCAAAGAATCGATTTGGCTCTTCTCTTTACATGGAGACAGATTGCAAAGATGAAGAATAGTGTAGCTACTAATCTTCTAATTCTTGATGAGACATTCGATTCTTCTCTCGATCATGATGGCGTGGAAAATCTATTAAAGATTCTCTATACACTTGATGACAGTACAAACGTATTTGTCATCTCTCACAAAGGTGAAATTCTAGATGGTAAGTTCAAGAGTAAAATTGAATTTAAGAAAGAAAAGAATTTCAGCAAAATGGTTGCATAAAGTGTTTACATTTCAGTTGATTTGTGATATAATATATAAAATTGCACGGAGTAAATTATGGAATTAAATGAAGCCACTTTAAATGTCTTGAAAAATTTTTCAGGCATTAATCAAAACCTTCTAGTACAAGAAGGTAACACACTAAAAACGATATCCGAGGCTCGTAACGTTGTTGCTACAGCAATTGTAGAACAACAGTTTCCTCAAAAGTTTGGCATCTATGATCTCAATGAGTTCATCGGTGTTCTTGGTTTGGTTGATCAGCCAAGTCTTCGATTTGCCGAAGAGCACGTCGTAGTGTCTGATTCAACCGGCCGATCTAAAGTCAAGTACTTCTTCAGTCCTGAAGAAACTCTGACTTCACCAACCAAAGACGTTAATATGCCAGAGCCTGATGTTAAATTCACGCTCGATAATGATACTCTTAATAAGCTCAAGCGTGCAGCTGCTGCGCTTGGTCATGCTGATGTATCAATCACACCAGGCGGTGGAGGTATATTAAGTCTTTCGGTTGTAGATGGTGAGAACTCTACATCAAATGCATTCTCGATCGATATTGATGGAGAGTATACCTCAAGTGATTTTAATTTCGTATTGAATATTGGTAATCTTAAGATTTTACCTGGAGATTATGAAGTCAGTATTTCTTCGAAGTTGATCACAGAATTTCAACATAAAGAACTAAACGTACGTTATTGGATTGCAGTCGAAAAATCATCTAAGATTGGAGTATAAAATGTCGACAGATAATACACAAGAGCTTATGAAGCTCGCTAACCAAGTTGGTCGTTCTACGGTAGCAGTAGTTGATGCCGTAACTCAACGTGGTGGGTTTAAAGGCGAAGAGCTTTCAACTATTGGCTCACTTCGTGATCAAGCCATTCAAATCATTTCACTCGTCGAACAAATGCAGCAAGAAGCTGCAATGGAAGATGAGGACGAATAGTATTTACATTCTGCTCAAACTGTGATATAATATTTTTTTGTAATGGAGCACATGTAAATGTCTAATGATTTCTTATGGGTCGAGAAGTATCGTCCTCAAACTATCGATGAATGTATTCTACCAATTGAATTAAAGAAAACATTCAATAAAATTGTAGAGTCTGGTGAATTGCCAAACATGCTTTTCACTGGCTCTGCTGGTCTTGGCAAAACTACTGTTGCCAAAGCTTTATGCAAACAACTTGATCTTGATTACATTGTTATCAACGGTTCTGAAGAAGGTAACATTGACACACTCCGTGGTAAGATCAAACAGTTTGCTAGTACAGTCTCATTACAAGGTGGCATCAAGGTTGTAATACTTGATGAGGCTGATTATCTGAATCCGCAGTCAACGCAACCTGCTCTTCGTGGCTTCATTGAAGAGTTCGCCAATAACTGTAGATTCATCCTTACTTGTAACTTTAAAAATCGTATTATTGAACCACTTCATTCTCGATGTGGTGTCTACGAGTTCAATGGTGGTGACAAACCTACATTATGTGGCGAGTTCATGACTCGCTGTCAGCAGATACTACTTGATGAGGGTGTGGTACTTCATAAACCTCAGGTACTTGCTGACTTAATTATGAAGTTTTTTCCAGATTGGCGGAGAGTACTTAATGAACTACAAAGACGTTCTGTTTTGGGCCCTATTGATAGCAACATTCCTGATATGGCTGGATCCTTTGACGATCTTTTCTCTCATTTAAAAGAAAAAGATTTTAAAAGTATGCGAAAATGGGTTGTAAACAATATAGATACAGATGCAGCAGCAATCTTTCGTGGTGTCTACGATCTTATGTCAGACAAGATTGCGCCGCATTCAATACCACAGGTTGTATTGATTCTCGCTGACTATCAATACAAGAATGCATTCGTGGCTGACCACGAGCTGAATGTTGTCGCATGTCTAACGGAGGTAATGGCTAATGTCGAATTCAATTAGATTATATACTCAGAATGACTGTCCATATTGTGTCCTAATGAAGAAGAAACTTAACAGTTGGGGTTATGGTTATAAAGAAATCAATATCAGCGAAGATCTTTCTGCTCGAGCTTTTCTACGTTTAAATGGCCATCGCACGGTACCACAACTTTATTCTGGAAACATAAATCTAAATGAAGGCGCAGATACAGCGGCGTTCAATAAAAGACATCTTGAGATTGCGCTTAATATGTTGGTTGAAAACGATAGTGGAGTAGAGTCATTTGGTTAAGAGAGCTTGGAGACTATGGGCCCGGCATCTTGGCGAAAAAGTCTGTGAGAATGATAATGAAGCAGACATTGTAGCAGCAATACGAACCTTCTGGTGGTTACTTCATGTAGCTGCCTGCTTTATGATTATTATACACAACGGCGCTAAGCTTGGATGGTGGTTATGAATCCGTTTGAATATGTAAATGCAATTAATATGACAAAGCAAGATATCATGATAGATGATATCGCAGAGAAAGCTTATAACCCATTTATTGTAAACCGTTCTTTATCTTACTTTCGAGATACTGTATTGATGGCAAATGAAATCAATATGAATGCACACCTTGATAATCGTTTACAATTTGACTTTTATATAAATATAGTCAGAAAGAAAAAACGGTTCTCAAAATTCATGAAGCCTGAGACCGTCAGTGACGTGGAAGTTGTCAAAGAATACTATGGTTATAGCAATGAAAAAGCCAAGTCAGCCTTGACCCTTCTCACATCAGATCAGATTAATGAATTGAAAAAGAAGGTTTATAAAGGTGGAAGAAAATAATTTAGTTGAGTGGACACCAACCTCTATGTTAGAGGTAACGCTGAACGAGCCAGATGATTTCTTAAAGGTTCGTGAAACGCTTACTCGCATCGGTGTCGCATCTCGCAAAGACAAAAAACTCTATCAGTCTTGCCATATATTACACAAACAAGGACGATACTTTATTGTCCACTTCAAAGAGCTATTTTTGTTAGACGGAAAGAAATCGAACTTAGAAGAAAACGACATCGCACGGCGTAACACTATAGCTCAACTCATGAGCGACTGGGGGTTAATTACAATCGAAAACGGTACAGTAGTTGAACCTCTAGCGCCCATGAGACAAATTAAGATTATACCTTATCGGGAAAAAGAAGAGTGGGAACTTTGTCCAAAATATAATATAGGAAGTAAGTGATGAAATTTATACATGATGCATGGAACGTCGTAATGAACCACGAACGTAATCCATTGAGACATATCGCAGATTTACAGACCAGACACGTAGTAATGCAGATCCTAGCATGGATGTGGTGTATTATCTTCTCTATGAGTATCGGATCGATTACCATGTTTGGCGTAAGTGCAGTTGCACATACTCTACTTATTGCAGGTATTGTTGTAACTGTAGCCACATTTGAAACTGCAAAACGCAGACCACAATATTTTGGTGGTCTTGGGCGTGGCGTAGGTGGCGAACACGAGTGACTATGTACTTTTGAAAAAAAGATACTATATATAATATAGAGATGCCGAGAGGTTCGGGTCTCGTTTAAACCTTGCAAGTCATTGGAGGTACATATGACTGGATTTACTTACCCACGTAGTGGGTTCATCGGTTTCGACCACATCTTCGATCAGTTGGAAAATATCCACAAGCATGCGAAGGATACCTATCCACCACACAATGTAGTCAAAGAAGAGGAAATGAAATTCACTCTTGAAATGGCTGTGGCTGGATTCAAAAAAGAACACATAGACATTGAAGTGAACGACGGAGTCCTTACTATTAAGGGTGATCGTCCTGCACGGAGAGATCAAAACAAATATGTGCATAAAGGTATTAGTGCTCGAAATTGGAAAAAGTCATTTAGACTGTCTGAATATACAGAAGTAATCGGAGCGGATCTACAGGACGGAATCCTGACTGTCGACTTAGAAGTCGTCCTGCCTGCGGAAAAGCAGCCTCGTAAAATCTTAATTGGAAACGAGGTAATCGAAAATGACAACAACAACACTAAACAGGGGCTTTTCAATCGCGCAACCGCTAGTTGATTTCTTTTCAGCAATCGGTAAAGCATTGATTATGGCTCGTGGTACAGAGGCAAACTACAAAATTGCTCATCAACTTAGACACGAGTATCCTAATGATAGCGTGCAGCAAATTGCACACAATTTAAATACTCGTTTACGTAAGGAGGTGTATGGTGATTAAGTGGTTAAAAAATCTATTCACAGCAAAAGATCCTATTGAAACATATCTTGCTCAAGCGACAGATCATGTAGATCTTGAGAATCGTATGAAGCAACTCAGATATAAAGGAATATGGGTATAATGTGGCCTTACACTGAAGAAGAGGTTGAAGCCTTAAACTAAAATAAATAAAAAGGAGCGCTTAATAGTAGGTGCTCCTTTTATCTTTGGAGGATTATATGGAAGGATCAAATCGATATTGTGCAGCATGCGGTTGCAGATGTCATTGTTACCAACCACACTGTGAAGAGGCAATAGGTGTTGGTATGACTGATAAAACTCAATCTTGTCATTGTAGCACTTGTCGATGTCATGATACTCCTCCAGATTCTATGGTACCAGATAGCTTTTTTAAGAGGAACTAATGAACGATATACATATGCAGTCCCCCGATCCTGCAGAAAGAGATTGGGAGTATGATGATGATGGTACAAGAATATATAAACTAGAAGCAGGATATGGCTGCAAGACACCATATAATGACGATTACGAAATTTGGAAAGAAAAATACGGACATGATTGGGAACCCGAAAAAAAGTACAAGGGTGTAGAAGAACCATATTATGTTGATTTACCATAAGGAGATGTTATGGACTTACAAAGATTAAGAGAAGATTTAGAAGATGACGAAGGAGTGAAATTTGAAATATACCTTGATCACCTTGACTTGCCTACTTTTGGTATCGGTCATCTTGTGCGTGAAGACGATCCTGAATATGGAGCAGAAGTTGGTACTCCTGTCTCAGAAGAACGCGTCGCTGCAGTCTTCGAATCAGATATTAGAATCACGATTGAAGATTGTGAAAAGCTCTATGCCGACTTCCACGATCTTCCCGACGAAGCCAAACTCATCATTGCCAACATGTGCTTTAACCTTGGATATCCGAGACTTTCTAAATTTAAAGGAATGAAAGCCGGTGTAGATGCACGCGATTGGAACAAAGCTGCTGATGAGATGGTAGATTCTCGTTGGTACCGTCAAGTTCCTAATCGTGCAGAACGATTGGTAAAGAGGATGAGAGCACTTGCTTGAACTAACTGAATCAGCAAAAGAATATATGAAGAAAGTCGGACAACCGAATGTATACCTTTCTGTCAAAGGTGGTGGTTGTTCCGGCTTTCAATATGTTTGGGACACGACTGAAGAACCTCCGACTATAGATAATCTTGTTGTCGATCCTATGGCTGAAATGTTCGTACTCGGTTGTACGATCGATTACGTCACCGAACTTGGTGGTTCGTATCTCAAAGTAATAAACCCAAATGCAACTGCGTCCTGCGGTTGTGGCGAAAGTTTCGCAATCTAATGTTAACCCTCAAGGAGTAAAAATGTTTAAAAAACTATTAGCTGCGGGAGCATTGCTTCTCGCAACAATGTCTTATTCGTTCGCGTCCGACCCGTTTAAGGTTGGCTTTGTATATGTCGGTCCTGTCGGAGATCATGGCTGGACATACATGCATGATGTCGGCCGTCAAGCAATTGAAAAAGAGTTTGGCGATAAAGTAGAAACCGTATATGTAGAAAGTGTCAAGTATGGACCTGATGCAGAACGTGTTCTGAATAATATGGTTGCCGAAGGTGTTGATATGATCTTTACAACATCGTTCGGTTATATGGAACAGACTTTAAAAGTTGCAAAAGAAAACCCAAACGTTCTTTTCGAACATGCAACTGGATATAAAACTGCACCAAATATGTCTGCATACTCTTCACGTTTCTATGAAGGTCGGTATGTACAAGGCGTAATTGCTGGTACTATGTCAAAGACAGGTAAAG